AGTAGTAGATTCCCAATGATAAAAATATCTACGATCTAGAGCTGCATTTCGTTGTGCTGTACATACTAGACTTCCTAGTAGTAAAGCTCCTAATAAGACTTTTTTCATAACCTTTATCTTTTTAATTATACTTAAAGATACGAAAAAAGAGCTGCGCTAGCAACTCTTTTTACAATTATTTCTGTATTTTTTTATACTATTTGCAATCTCCTTTTAACTGGTAACCTGTTTTACCTACTGCAGAGTATACAATTGCTTTTAAATCTCCTGACTTCTCACTAAATTTTACAGTACCTACTCCCATATTATCATAGATAACAAACTCAGTAACACCGTTCTCTACCATCTTTTTTAATTGAGCAAGTGCCGGACCAATCTCATCTCCAATCATTGAAGCATCTGGTCTTGTTGATAGTTGTGTTTTAAGATCTTCATAATCCTTAACTCTTATTATTTTGATCTTAGCTCCTGTTACTGCTTTAGCTTTTGTCTGATGTATCTTTGTTAACTCTAATACATAGGCAGGAACGTACTTCCAGTTGGCTGAATATTTACTCTTCTCTGTTGTTATATATCCTGTATCTGCTTTTATGTTTCCATTAGCATCTTCTATAGTAAGTCTGTCAGGAATTTGTCCTGGAGTTATAACTACAGCTCCTTCCCCAGAAATAAAATCACTAAAGGTTACATATCCATTTGCTGCAGTTCCTTGTACACCTGGCTGGTTAGGTTTAAAGCTACAAACATCTTCAGCATCTACTACAATATCAATTCTAATAAATTGTTCTTCTTGATATTTTATATCCTTAGGATCATCTACTCCTTTCTTGTAGGGTGTTTTACCTACCTGAGTATTAATTTCAATAGGAGCATTTATATTTCTTGATAGAAATCTTTTTACTTCCTCTGCTCTAAACTGTGCTAAAGAACCTTTCTTACCGAAGTCGCTTTGATTTGTTACTTGAGACTCTCCTGCTGTAATAACTATTTTAAACTTACGTCCATCATTATCCTTTACCCATTTTTGAATCTCGGATACTTGTTCTTGTAGTGCTTTCTGATCTACATCTGCTTTACCACTACCGAATGTTTGTACTAACTCAACTGAAGTAGCTACTCTTTGTCCTGGAGTTCCTTTAACTGTATCTTGTGAGATCTCAGTATTGATTGCATTATAAGTATCAGGAGAATATCTATTGATTGCATTAGCCATATTTGAATTCATCATAATAGCCATAAGCATTGCTGTAGAGTAAGTCTTCCAGTTACCTATAATACTTCTTAAAGCAGACCTAGTACTTGCTTCATTTAATCCGCTCAGTTCAGCATTAAGTTGTTTATATAAAGCTAATTCCTCCGGTGATAACTTCTTTAGTATATCTTTTGCTTGATCTTTATTTACCTTCATAATTATAAATAGTAAAAGGTACTAAAGTACCTTTACTGCATTTACCTGTATTAATCTTTTGAATTTGAATTTTTAAACAATATACCAAATAGAAAATTAATTCCTAATGCTTGCCAAAATCCAATTTTATGAACACCGTCTACTGCTCCCACTAGAGCGTTGTTCCAAAGCCATTGAGTTGGCCATGCTAATATAATCGCTGTTAGTGCTATTACTCCTATAGCTGCTAATACTAATCCCAATTTTTCCATAATTATAATTCGTTTTCTGGTGTTCCGGTTAATGAATCTACTTCTACATATTTTGCATGAACTTGCTCTTTAAGGACTTCTCTTAAGTATTTTACATTATTAACTCCTCCTACTGCTCGTATTGCTCTCTGAGGATCTTTATAGAGTTTATCATGAGTCTTTCCGTTCTTTTTAATTACCTGAATGTAATTACCATTTAACTTTCCTGCTAATTCTTTTGCTGTTTGAATCGTTCCTTCCATAACTTACTTTTATTTAATTAATATTACTATATCTAAATATACTGAAATATATTTTATTTTACAACTTTTGTCTTATTTCTTTTAGGATTTTTTTGAGGACCTCTAGGACCTTTCAAGTTTGCTTTATGCTCTTCGCTTAGGGTATATCCTTTTTCTCTTGGATTCTTTTGGGGACCTCTAGGACCTTTGTGAGCATCTTTTTGTGCTTGAGTTAGTGGTACTCCTTTTCTTGCCTTACTTAGATTCTGCTTATGCTCCTCTGTAAAAGGGCTCCTTACTCTTCCTGATAGAGACTCACTTATCTGCTTCCTAACAGTCTCAGACACTTCTCGTCCTCTATTCCTTTCTCCTATTTTTTGCTTAGTTTCTTCTGATTGTTTTTTTCCTATTCTAGCTTCTCTCATAGCTGCTTTAGTCTCGTTACTCACGTACCCTGACCTGTCCTCTGTACTTTGAAGTCTACAATTGAGACCACTCTTTCCCAGCACATTATAAAAGTCCTGCCAATATCTCTCTCTAGTGTTCAGTAAAGGCATCTCACACTCTTCTATAATTTCAAAGATATGCTCAGAGAAGCCATACTTTAATAGTGAGTTATAGAATTTTGTTTGGCCTTTGCAGTTATCCATACTACTATACTGCTTTTGCCTTTTTTCTAGGGTAATACTTTGCCCTATATAAACCTTTCCACTTGGACTTGTAATCTTATAAATTCCTACCATACTACATAAAAAAAGGAGAAATTAGAAAGGGCTACCTCGTACGTAGCGTCAATCTAAAATCTCCAGGTTTCTTTGCAGGTAGTACGAGTACCTTTTTATTTAACATAAATAGCTTGTAATTATATAAACTAGTCAATATACAGCAAAGCACCTTGTTCGTTTTCTATTTTCGTTACTTCCATTTTCTTATCTAAAAAGTTTAATACTGCTACTCCATTCATCTGGAAGTACATATTAAACGCTTGATGAAATATTTCAAAGGGAGGAGTCATTCTATCCTTATCCTTATTCTCTAGGTAGTATTGATAGAACCAGCCAAGGTCGTATTGGCCGGTCTTTCTCATTTGCATATATTGATCTCTATTCATTAATTAATCAATGCTGTTGCTAATTTAAATAGCTTTTGATTAACTTCTAAGTCTTTCTCAAAAGATTTAATCTTACGAACTTTTCTTACCTTAGCGCCATTTAATGCTGCTGAATAACCTCCTTGAGTAATTTTCTCTTGGATTACATTAAATACTTTCCAAAGATCATTTCCTTTATCAGCATCTCTAGTAGGAGTTAAAACGTCTTGGATAGTTTCTTCATCCCATTCAGCATCGATTCTATTAGTTCTCAATTGCATTGCATCGATAGCCAATTGTCTTTGCTCTGCAGGAGTTAGTTCTCTTAACTGCATTTGATTTAAGATCTGTACCTTATTAGGAAGGTCTTTAACAGCTTGGATTATTACCTCTTGCAATTCAACAAAAGTATATCCTTTGTGACGGATTCTAAATGCTGAGAATTCTTCATCAGCTACTACTAATCCATTTGAACATACTATTCTGTATATACCAACTCTAAACTGGAATGAATTAAATCCATCGTGAGAGTTAGTTAAAATAATTCTTGGAAAAGCATCATCACCATTCTTACCTTTAATCATAAGATCTGGATTCTGAAATGATACCATGTGCTTGGAGAAGATTGTCGTCTTATCAGACGTTCTAGCCTTTCTTTGAGAGGCTGTTACTGGAAACCATCCTAACTTTGCTAAGTCGTCGATGATTGTCTCTGTGTTAACATGCAAGTACTTATCACTTACTTTGTTACTTGTTGGCTCTGTAGCAAATGCTACTGGTGCTAAAGCTCTAACTTGATCTTTGGTAAGGTAAGAATCTAAACCTGTGTTGAATGTTGATAACATAACTAATTGTTTTAATTGATTAATATACCTAAATATACGAACTATATCTTTGTTAGGCAACTTTTTTAGTAACTTTTTTTAAATTATTTTACAAGGCCTAAATTCTTAGCTCTGTAGTATCCTACTTCTTTTCCTGTCTTAGGATTTAAGAACATTTGTTTTGTCTTTGGTAATGTACTTTGTTGCTTCTCCTTTCTATTAAAAGCATCCAGATACTCTTTTGGATATTCTATATCCACTGACTTAATTCCATTTACTATACTATTCTGATAGTTGTAAGTGGTTTTAATTCCTGTATGCTCACATGTAAAGGTCTTACTTAGCTTATTCATCTTTTAAGTTTTTAATTAGTAAAAAAGTATCAATTGCATCATCTGAATGTTCCCATTCTTCGTAATGTCTTAAGCAATTTTCTAAAGCAATAATCCATTCTTTCTTTGGAAGAGTGATTTCAAAACTACCTTCCACTCCTTCCATTTGTATTTCAAATAATTGAGCAATTCTTTTCTTAGTTGTAACTGCTTCCTGTATGCTATCTTTAATGTTATCTGTCATCTCAATAGTCTTTTCTCGAAACATTGTTTCTAATTCTACTAATGATTCAATCTGTAATTTTTTCATATTCTGTTACTATTTGGTATTGATTTTGCGACTTTTGGCATAAACGGATTAGTTACGATAGTCTCCGTATCCATCCTAATTACTTCCTGATTAGTTAATAAAACATATACAGGACCGTTATATTCGTAAGTTTTCGTAGGAACATTAAACATACTCTCTCCTATACCAGGCTGTTTAACTGGCTCGGTTATTCTTCTATTTCCATCGAATGATCTAAATTCATTGGAAGTTACCCTGTACCAATTATCTTTGATACATACCTCTAACACTCCTGAGGTATTGAAATCGTAAAGTTTTTTTGCTGTATGCCCTCTTTTCTCTGCCATAACTTATTTTCTTATACCTAAATATACGAACAAAGATTCAATTGAGCAACTATTTTTTAAATAATTTCCAAAAATTATTTGAGATAGTTTTCTCTTTTAACTTCTCATTTGTTTCATGCTGCTTTACTAGTTTGTCAGCAACTTGTCTCTCCCGGCTCTTATTCTTTTTCATGTACATTCTGTTTATAATCTTCAGATATATACTCAGAACCTGGCTTTACCTCTTCTTTCCATAGTCCGAGAGATTGTAAATGCTCTTTCATTGCATCATCCACTTCCCAATCAAAGTCTACTACCTGCTTATCAACAGAATCTTCCATAGCAATTACTTGTTTATCTGAAATTGGCGATACTGAATATAGGAATGAACAATTATAACACATAAGCTCTATATTAGTTAGCTCATAGTTTACTTTGTTCTTATCCTTAAACTGAAGGATGAGAGGTATTTTATGATCTGATAACCTCTCTTCATGGAAGCTACATCGACTACATTCCTCTTTTAAGTACCCTTCATAAATTAATCTTTGTTTAATTTTGGCTGGCTCAAAAGAAGCAACTGATATCTTTCCTTCGATTAGTTCCTTAAGAGGTGCTTGTTTGCCTTTGTTAGGAAGGTATTTAGGAATACCTGTTCCTGATTGATTTTTATGAGCCTCCCACAAAGTTATTCCTTCATCATTTACATAAGTCTTTGCATACTTTTTATAATGAACAAAGCTACAACGAAGAAACCGAGCTGCTCCTCGGTTACTTCTAGTATTATCCATTGCCCTAAGACAATCTTCTTTTGATATAAATTTTGCTTTTGGCATCTACTCGTCTTCGTCTTCTAGCTCAACTTCATCTACATCGACCTCTTCCTCTTCTACATCTTCGAGTATAACTTCTAAGTCATCCTCTAGTACTTTTTCAACAACAGTTTCTAATGTCCTAACATTGTCTGTTACTTCATCTTCATCGTAGTTTAAAATTTCTAATGGAATATTCCTTACCCCTCTTGAAATATTTTCTAGTTCCTGGAGCTTCCTTGCAGTGTCTTGATCTAGTATGTCCATTTCTGTAACAGTATAATCTCCTTCTCCTATTACTCTAATACGACCTACCTTTGGTTTAACATCAGAGCAGTTAACACAGAAATTATATCCGTAGTTATCTAATCTTAGCTTAGGCATATCACCTGTACATCTTGAACATTTAATTTTTTCAAATTCCATAACTTATTTTGTTTATTAATTATATCTAAATATAAGAACTTTATTCCTTTCTACCAAACTTTCTTTCAGGTTTTTTTAAAGAAGTTATAACATTATAAACATCTTCCGGTGTTTCAAACTTAACTGTAATTACACTCTTACCATCTGAAAGATCTATTTTACCGTCGTAATCATCTACGGTAGGTATATTATAAAGGTAGTATTGGATAAGGTCCATCTGCTCTTTATTGTAGTTCATTCTAAAGAGATTTTCTATTACCTGTAAGAACTTCTCCTCATATACAGACATATCAACTCCAAGTTCAGACTCCATAAAGTCCTTTCTGTCTTCTATCTCCCTTAGTAAGAGAATAGATTCGATAAAGAGTTTCTTTTCCATTACACTGCCAGTTAATCCCTTCTGGGATATTGTTACATTAATCTGTAAGCAATTGCTTACTATTTCCTTTAGCTCCTTCTTCATACGTAAATTGTTTTACCCCGAATAGAATTTGAAATTGATCCATTGGTAGCATTTTTGTTAATGAAAAAAACTTAACTGCTTCTTGTAATGATAATGCCTCGCAGGCACCAATTGCTTCCTGTTTAGGATCTTGCTTGCTGTAAAAACAGAACTTCATATATAATTATTTTTGAGGTTGACTTGATTGTGCTAATGCTTGTCTAATTATCTTATCTACATATTCAATATAGATGAAAAATCCAATGATAGTTTTATCTTTTAATTGTCTATCTCTTTCTACTTTCATTCCTATTGATTGTAGCCCTTGATCCAATTTACTTTCTAAAGCCATTGCAAGTTCATCTTGCTTTTGTTTTGACATTCCGTCAAATTGTGTTGGCAGGAATTGAACTTTGATTCCTTTTTTATTTGGATCTTCATTTACATCTACTTTAAGTACAAATTTTTGTCCTTGAAAGTTTACTGTAGTTACTTCTGAAAGTATTTGTTTAATTTCGTTTATTAGTGACATATTGTTTTTGTTATAAATAGTTAATTGTTACATACAATTAAATCATTCTGATATTCTGTCATTGAATAGATTGTTATTTTAAATATATCTAATTCAAACTCACCAACCTCTCCGCTTTGCTTTATTATTTCTGGTAGTTGTTGAATTACTTGGAATGATTGGTGGGAGAAGTTTCTTGCATCAAACTCAACCACGATATCATTTTCTCCTTTAGGATCATTATACTCTAATGTAAGAACTCTTTTAGTTAAATCAAACTTAGTATTAGATTGTTCTTTCTCTCTATATGAATCTGTAATCACTTGCATACTATCTTCAATATACAGCCTATCGCACCAAGGTTCTAATGCTTCCACAATTTGAAAATTAGCATGCTTGACTGCAAATGCTATATTATATTTAGGTTTTATAATTGGACATTGGTATTCATCGTTAGCAATCCAATTTCCCCATTTTCGTAAATAGTTCCTAGCTGCTTTGCTTGATACTTCTTTATAATATTCATCATCTTTACCTATTTGATCATTCCACCTATGACCTCTACAGGTTAAGTGGTATACAAGTGCATCTCTAGATTGAATTAATTCATACCCAGCTAAAATCCATCTTTGGAATATGTCGGAATCTTCGTATGGAAACGGAGCAAATAATGGATCGTGACCTCCAATAGCTTGGAAATCTTTTTTGTAAAGTAACCATGGAGCAAACATTCCTTTTGTAATCTCGCCTTCAACTGCTTGTAAATCTCTAACAAATTCTTCAAATGAATTCACATCTAAAGTATCAAAGTCCATTCCAAAATCTCTAATGATCTTTTCTTTTCCTTCAGGATGAAGAGGAGGTTCGATTCTAGTTGCACAAACGACAGTACCAGTCTTAAGATGTTTAATTAGATTTTTAGAGTAATTAGGACCTACAATCATATCTGCATGAAGTATTCCTACTATATTATTTGTGGCTAATTCAATTCCTTTATCATAAAGAATTGTATGCCCTACTCTTTGGTCACTCCTAAATTTAATGCAATCTTGTCGTTGTATCCAGTCCCAGGTACCATCTGTTGAGCCATCATCAAGTAGAATTACTTCTGCTTGAGGTTCATGCTTCTGTATTGAAGCGTATACATTTTGTAAATGCTGTAAGTTATTATAACTAGGGATTATAAGTGAAATCATAATATATAATTTTCTCCGTACTGTCTTAAGTCTAAATATAATGAATTAAATTTAGAATTACTAAAGTAATTATTCATATTTATTTCTGCATTTCTACAAAATTCTGAAACTCCTATATCAATCTTATTTTGTTTAAATGTTTGAGAGTTTAAATGACATATAGTATTGGTATCTGATACTACTGTCTTAAGATTGTATCTTGTAGTCATACACCCAGTGTAGAAATCTAATCCCCATCCATAAATAAGTTCTTGAGGGAATATTCTAATCTTCTCTAGAATATCTCTACGTATAAGTGGTGATTGAAAATCAACCCACTTTACTTCTCTTAGTCCTTTACCCCAGTTCCACATTTGCTTCCAGTGACATTGTTCAATTGAAGCATTTATAACTGAAGGAGAGTAGACTGCTGCATCAGATTTTTTTGCTTCTCTTAGAGATGTTGTTATAAAGGATGGACCGTGAAAGATAAGATCGTTGTTAAGAAAGTATAAGTATTCGTGTTCTGTTTGATTTAGAAAGTAATCCAATACTACATTGAAACCTCCTCCAAAGAAAATATTTTCTTCTAGTCGATGTGTTGTTGATTTAGCTATTGATTCTTTTGATCCATTATCTACTACCATTAACTCACAGTATTTAAAATATGGATCTCTCTTTAACTGATTAACTAAATTATCAGTAAGGTCAGGTAAGTTGTGATTAAGTGTTGCTATTAACATAAACTATTTATTGATTACTTCTTTTAGTAAATTAGACCAATGAGGACGAACCCCAGTTATATGATCAAGGTAGTAGATTTCGTCTACAGGTAGGTTATTAGAATCAAAATACCAAGGCATATGTTTAGCAAAATAAGTTCCTGCTGCTCTATAAGCATAATCACTATACCCACAAGCAAGCCCAGGGGCATTTACTGCAAAGGTTGTATCTACAGGAGCTTTGTATAATCTACATCTATCATCTTCTATAAACTCTCGCTCAAAGAAGCTACTCTCATGTAATACAACTTTATTTTTTAATACGAAATGGTCAGGTAAGTCGTCAATTTTTAAACTCAATCCTATTTTTGGTATTCCATACTGCTTACACATCTCAACCATATTATCTATAAAATCGTGAGGAACTTCGTCAATAGGTACAACATCGCTGTCAGTATAGACGTGGTATTCGTTCAATACTATGTGATTGTATTTTTGCTGGAAATCTGATTCGAAGTTTCGTACACAGTCTAGAGCTTCTGGACCATAGTTGTTTGCACAGAAGTAAACTTCTTTCACTTCTGCTGTCTTATACCAACCTAATAATGGTTGGTAGGTTGTACCGTTATCCAATACAACAATATTTTTATAACCCCTCTGTGTTAAGGCTTTTACTAACATCTTTAGAGGCTCTAGGCGATTGTAGCTGCAGATAAATATATATGTTTCTTTCATAGTAGGTATTTCTTTTATTATATAATTAAAAAGGTGTTTAGTTGTTAAGTTATTTTTTGCATACTGTAACAATACCTTAGTATAAGTTAGACATTCTTCTTCTTTTAATATTCCAGCTACTAGCCTCGTACTATACTCCAGTACTGTCTTTTTAGGAAAGCTTAACATAGTATGTGAAGGACATTGCATTAAGTCTGGAAAGTATGGAAGGCATCCGTTCATTATAATTTCATAATGTCTCAAACAATCCCATCCTCCTTTTTTAAATGTAACTCCGAAGTAAGACTCCTGATATCCTTTATAGTAACTTTCTTCATCATCGTAGATATATGTAGATAAATCTCCAGGAATTATAGTTGCATACTCTTTTACTTTATGTGGAACTTCAGATAGGATAAGCTCTTCGGGTATAGCAAAGTATAGAGGATTGGCTTTATCGAGATCTTGCGGTATTAATTCTCTCTTAAAATAAATTCCTTTATCTAAAAAGTGTTGACGTATTTGCTGATCATCTTCTCCATCTACAAATATAATATCTTTTTTACTATAATTAGATAAGACTACATCTAGGTAATCTGTACATCTTGTACATGATCCGTAAATAATCTTATCAAAGAAGTGAGACTTGATCTTACTTTCTATATCAGATCTATCAATATTATCTTCTGTTAGCTTACCGCACATAGTAAAACCTCTTCCGTAACTCTTACCATTCTCCGGTACTCTATCGTTCCAGTATAGTTCCTTATCTTCCTTGTACATGTACCATAATTTGTTACAGTCTACAAAATCGGAACCAAGCACAGACCTGCCTCCATGAAAGATCATATCACTTTGATAGTCTGGTAGGTCTGCTTTTGATATAAAAAGTACTTTCATATACTTATTCTTATTCTAATTCAATTACTGTAGCTTTTACTTTTCCGTAACAGATAAGTCCTGTTCCTGCTTGAGAGTTATTATGTGCTACATCTGTAAGATCGTACTTAGGTAATGTAATACTGCTCCACCATCTTCTCATTCCTTCATTCAAATGCACATCATCACATACTACAAATCCTTCATAACCTATCTGATCTAGGTAATTTGTAAAGTCAGTTTCTTGAATTCCATCATGTGGATCGATATCTAATATGATTAAGTCTGCTGAGTTTATTACTTCAGCAGATTCTGTTCTAGCATCAATCATTCTACGTTCTATATTTGAATAAGTATTAAACTTATCCTGAATACATATACCGTTTTGAGATCTTCCTAGCTCATCTACTATATCGTAAGTTATAATCTTGTTGGTAGGATTTTGAGCTATCGATACAGCTGACCATCCTGCCCAAGTTCCTAAGTCTAAAATAGTTGCATTATTAAATTTAGTAGAAAGGTAACAAAGTAAGCCATAATGTTCACCATGTACTCCTCTTGCAAAATCTACCCAGCCATCAGGGCTTTCAATACTCTCTGTTAATACTTTGTTTTTATCAATTACTAACTCTTTGTTAATTTTTAGTTTTGTCATTTTTTTAAATTTAGTTTTGTATATTTACGTCTCTTATTAAAATGTCTAATGTTGCCGATGTATTACGGTATGTAAGTGGATCTGTATTAACTCCTGGTTCATTTACATGACAATCCGGGGTGTGATGTACTTGTAAATTTTCTAAGTCTTGTTTATTTTTCGGATATACTTTTTTTATGATACCAGTAGGACTGTAGCTCCAATCTGAAAATACTGTTGATGCTGCTGATTCTATTCCTAATCCGTTAAGCTCGTGAAAGTTATACTGTGTATTATTTATAACGTAGTTAAGCTTTTCCTTAGTTAGTAAATAACATGCCTGATGTGGATTAGTTAAAACGAAATACTCTCTACCATTAACTACGGTATTGTGTGATTTAATATAACCTCCTCCGTGAGCGTGAGGCCAAATATCTATATAGTATTTCATATCTTCAGGAGTATCCTCGTACCTTAAAAATCCTGCACAGTAACCTATAGGTAGTACTTTATCGTACTTAAGGTAAGTATCTATAACTGCTTCCTTAATCAGTATATCATACTCAGCAAAAAGAAATAAATCGTAATTGTCTTTTTCTCTAATAAATTCTTCTCTGTGAAAAAGGCAATTGTTCTTTGGATTATCGTATACCTCTTGTTTTATATCGGTACGACTTAAAGGCACTGTACAATGCAAGCTAACTGTAACATCATAATTCTTATAAGAAACAAACTCGTCAATTACTTTTTCTAAGTAGTTAACATTCTTAGTCCCGTAAGACGAAAGTGATACTAATAATTTCATATAGATAAGTATGGTTGTAATTCTGATAGATTATTTTCATCTATCCACCTCTGTGTAATATTTCTCAGGTCTGCCTCTCTCCAGAAACATTCACTTTGTTTAATATACGGAAAATATCCGCATCTTCCAACTATCCATGGAAATATAACTTCAAAGTAACATGGTTCTTTTATAGCAGTAGTATAGTAACTTTCAGAAGTATTGTCAAGAAAGCTTTGTACAACTTTTCCATTTATAACATACATAGTTTCTATATAAGACCAGTTTACGTGTGTGTATTTAAAATCACTAAAAACTTCATTAGAACAAATACCTATGTGATGATCTCTATTAAAGGTACTCCAAGCATCTCCTCCTGCACCTCTGGATACTCCTCTAAGGGCATAGCTACCTAACTTGTCATACTGTTGAAATAAGTTTTCAATATGAATACGATTTCTAAATAGATTTGAAAGGTACATTCCTCTCTCTACAGGTCTATTATTTACAGCTCCTTTAGTATGTGCAAACCAGCAAACATCGTACTGCTTGTTACTTGCTTTTAGCAAAGACAGTGCTGCTTGATATGCACCAGCATCTGATCCTGTATAAAGATCTTTATCTGTAATTCTTATATGTTGGATAGGTAAGTCATAGGATGCTAATACTCTCTCTACTTCTTCTATAGAACCGTAATTAATTCCTACAGACATGTCACAGTCCGAAAAATGTAACTTAAATGTATCTAAAAATTCTGTAAGTACGTTTAACTTCTCTTCATTGAAGATTGATACTGCAAAAACTATACATGATCTCATAGAACTTCTATAGAGATATTTGCATTAGTATTAAGTCTTGTTATATCTATATTTTTCTTTTTTAAGAATTTAGAAATTTTTTGTGCAAAAAGTTCTCTATCTTCTGCAAATTCAAAATGAAGTGAAATATGCATTGGGATATTTAAGTTCATTAAAAACTCATCTTGAAGTAGTTCTGCTTCGTGACCTTCAATATCAATTTTAATAGCACATACATCTTCTTCTTTTAAGTTATATTTCTTAAAGACTTCTTCAACTGATATACATCCTATTTCGAATCTATTCTCTTTACTTCGGCTATCGCTTGTAATACTTTCTCCTAATTCATCAGCTCCTAACCAGATACTTTTGTGAATGGATACTGCTTTTTTCTCTAAAAAAATATTAGTATATTTATTTAATTCTATATTCTTTACAAGTTCTTCATGTGCTACCGGATCTGGTTCAAAACATATAACTTGTTTAGTAACTTGTGCGGCTGGTAGTGCTATTGGTCCAATCCAGGAGCCAATATCCAATAAAGTCTTTTCCGAAGATAAATGCTTACTTAAGAATTCAAAGGTATCTACCTCCCAGTTTCCACAGAAGTGGCTTCTCCAGAAATTTGTATACTTTGGATTCTCTGTAACTTCAAAAGCAACTCCATAATTTTCAATTTTCATATTTTAGATATTTAAGTTATTTATTCCTTGATTTCTTTCTATCGTAATAGCAACAGCAGTAATATCTCCGTTAGCTTTATTATCATTAATTAAGTATCGACAACCTCCTCCTATTCCCATAATTAATTGATCATAAAAAATACCTACTTCATTAAGTTGCTTTTCTGTAATACTACGTAGACTTTCTCTCCTACCTGTTGTCAATATAATATTGTAACCTAATCTATCCCACTCTAAAAGTTTAGTAAGTGTACCGGCTAGTGGTTGCATTTTATAATCAGACTTAAAAGATACCTCTGGTGGGTCGTGTTTGATTAAAGTTCCGTCTATATCGCAGAATATTGTTCTAGGTCTCATACTTTAATATAGGTATTTTCTTTTAATTATACAACTCATTAATTAAATTCTCTGCAATAAAACTATACTCGCTTTTATATGTAGAAACTCTTACAGCTTCTGCTGCAATTAAAATATCCAGGTAATCGATATTTGACTTGTCTTTAATGTAGTTGAAAGATGCTGAGTCGTTTTTATAATACTTCACACTAAAGCATAGCTTTGCTAAATCTAATTCATAACATCCAAATTTAGTATCTGAGTAAAGTGGGTCAATTAGTTTTAATCCTAGCCTGGTAGGGATTATATTCATAATGCTTAAGTCTCCATGAGCAAATGTTGCAGGTAGATTGATAGTCTCAAGCAAGGTTAGTAACTTACTTCCATTACCAATCTTAGTATTTTTTTCTAAATGAAACTTTATTCTAGATATATAGGAAGTGTATGTTAACTCATTTAACTTAGGATAGGTCATATACTCTTCTATTAATGTAAAAATATCATCTAAATTTACATCAGCATCTCTATTAATAAACTCCATAACTAACTTATTTTGCTCACAGCTTATAATAGTTGGTATATGTTTCTTATTTTGATAGGAGAGATACCATTTATTTTCATCTGAGACTGTATCTCCTTCTTTAATTACTAAGTTATTCGATTTATATACTTTATTATTTGTAAAACCGGTACTAAGGTTTGTAGTTTCAGGCTCTCTAAATGAAAAGTTGTCTATGTAAATATCTTGAAGTGTACCAAAACGATGTATGGTATTGGTTGAATTAATTTTACTAGTTATGTTATCAAGTAACATTCTACCTATACACTCTGAAATGCTTTTACATCCTTGTGAGTAGTTTAGGAATTCTTCCATACCCGGAAAGTAGTAAATACCGGCTCCTGCATTTTCAAATATTTCTTCTTTTTCGTTACAACTTATTATATTATTACCACTATCAACTTGGTAATTACTATAATTTAGTAGTCCGGTATTGTTCTTAAATGTAAATACTGTTGGATATTTTTTATCAAATATACCAAGAGCTTCTGGAACTATATCGCAATCTACGAACAATACTGAACCACTCTTTATATAGTTTGAACTTCTTAAAGTTTCTACATGAGAGGTTGTACTTCCAACTACTTCAACTATTACTGAAGGATTATAAGAGGTTAGTTGAGTAATAGCTTCTGAGTAAAATATATTTGTAAGTATTACAACTTTTGCTTCTGGATATTCTTTTTGTATATTATCTATAGAGCATTTAAGTATCTGTTTTCCTTTATACAGTAGTAGGTGTTTAGGAGTGTTAAATAAACTCCCCATTCGTTCATTCTTTCCGTTTATCGGATATATTATTGTCATACTACTTAATTAGATTAATCCATTCCTCTACTGTCATGGTAGGAGACCATTTTAGTTTCTCACAAGTCTTATCGTACGTTTGCAGTACACTATCTGTTCTATCTCCTTTACGTGCTACTACAAATTGGATATTATCCGAGAACATTTTTGCTATCTCTAGTATCGTATAGGATTTTATAGGGTTTCCTAGTTCAAATTCATCATTTATTTCATACTTCCAGGACTTAATTAATCCATCTACAATATCATCTACATATGTAAACATTCTGCTCTGTTGTCCATCTCCTGAAACTGTTATAGGTATTCCTGCTTTATATTGCTTTTCAAATACACTAATAACTGATTCATATCCCGGTACAGGACTACTATCATACCCTGGTCCAAATACATTATAGAAATAACAAATAGAGTAAGGTACGTCGTACCATTTAGCAAATGCTTTAACTAGATCAATACTCATAGACTTTGTTAAAGAGTATGGTGAATGATTTGTTCCTTCTTTGGCAAACCTAGTGCTTGAAGCAGCATAAACTATTTTTATATTATACTTCTTACAGAAGTTTAATACCTCAAAGGTACCTACTGTATTATATTGCCAAACTCTTTCATATTCTTCAAACGATGGATGTATTCTAGAGTACTCTCCTAAGTGAAAAATAACATCAGGAATAAAAGGTAACTCTAGATTACTTATATTTTTAGTATGATCTTCAATATAAGTCACTCCTTCAATTTCATTTTCATGTAAACCAGCACTATAATTATCTAGTACAGCAACTTTATGTCCTTCTTTTTTTAACCTCTTTACTAGGTTAGAGCCAACAAACCCAGCTCCTCCTGTTACTAATATTTCTTGCATAACTAATATGTTAACGGTGCATTAAAGTTTGATTGCATAATTATACCTAAGTAATTATCTGCTATCATAGCTTCTGTTATTCCCTGCTGTTTATATTCATTTAACTGTTGTGGATAGTGAAAAACTTTAAATAGAGGTTCAATAGGGTATAGCTCGATAGCCTTAAAAGCTAATAAAGCTTCTCCGTACCAGCTAAATTCAGACTGTGAGTATTCTAATAAATTGTTAAAAGAAAGATTGTTAGGTGTTATGTAATTTTCTTCTAAGGACTTCCATACTTCTGATGACCATAGTATTGGTGAAGGTCCAAAATCATAGTGACGACCTCTTCTATTAAATAAGTTCATTATCTTTTGCCTATCTTGTATAAAGCTTACCTTAGGGTTAAATCCTAACTCAACTACTTTTGTAGAAGTCCATGTAAATAGTTCTCTCTGTTCATGTATCACAGTATACGGAGTATTCTCATCGTACATAAAATCTGTAACATAAAAAGGTCTTATAAAGTAAGCATCTGAGTCTATACAGAGGTAATTTTTTGCTAAACCTAATTTCCAGAAATTTGATTTTACAATCTGCTGTTGAATCCATCCAGGAGCTGTACCTGTATATAGACTTTCATCTTCAAGAACTATTACGCTTGAATCTAAATTATTTCTAAATAATTCTAAATCAGACTTAGGTACACTAATATAAAAGGGTATGTTATCTGCGTTAAACTTTCGTATAGATTCTGAAAGATTTATAACTCTATTAAGATCTTTCTGATATGATTTACAGTATAGTGTAAAATTGTTCATTTTTAAAATTGTTTTATCATTCCGTATTGATCAAATATAGGCATTTTTTTCCACTTCTCCAACCACTTAATAGCATTTTTTTGTTCTGTTTCTTTCTGTCTTTGAGAGGATTTACCTTCGTTTTCTTCTAATCTATGTGAACCTCTTGCTCCAAAGTGCCATACAATTGAACTGAATGGAAGTACGAACCTAACTCCATGCTGTAGCATTCTGAGAAATAAATCCATATCGTCCCATGATGTTGGTGCAAATCTAGGATCATTACCTCCTACTTCATCCCATACAGATTTCTTAACTAATCCTGATACTCCTTCTCCTTTTGGTATCTCAAAGTAGTCATTCATCTCTTTAAACTCTGTAATCCAATTCTCAAATGCTTGAGGTAAGAAAGTATCATGATAGCATCCAAAAGCATCCTTACCTATTAATAAAGTTCCAGGTCTTTCAGGAGAGTTAAACATATTTGGTTCTATTCTATATGAATTAACCCATAGTTTTTCTTCTGGATATGTCTGATGTATCCTTAATAATTCAATATCCCAGTCTTTAGTTACGTAAAAATCTGAGTGAAGAAAGTTAATATATTCTGTCTCTACGTGATCAGCACAGACATTCATTCCTCCTCCAATACCTCTAGTTATTATTGTCTGTGGCTCAACTAGTAAGGTTAGGTTATACTTATCTCTATTCTCAAATAACCATTCATTAGTCCCGTCTGTACAGTTTTCTGCATGAATAATAAAAGGAGCATCTTTGAAGTAAGAATTTTTTCTTACTGACTGTACTGCTAGTTTTAAGTAAGGTAGATTGTTGTATGTTGATATACAGTGTGTTAACGGACTAGAGTGTGTCATAGTAATTATTTTGCTTTTCTTGTCTCTCTATTGTCTTTGGATGATATAGGGCCCATTCCTCTTCTGGTGGAAGCATTCCATGAATCTTAAATCCTTCTAGTACTTCGTGTACTTTGTTGACCCATCTTATGTGAGGAGTATTCTTATAGATTCTCATTTGCCAATCGGCCCAGTTCACCCATCCTTTTTCATTTACATTCCATCCCCATTTCTCAATATGCTCTTGAGTTAGTCCTTCTACAGTGTTAACTCTAGGTACTCTAACCATATCGACATCGTTAGATTGTAACATTGTAGGAAGGTTTTGTATTAAGTTAATGTGAGGAATCTCATCAGCATCTATCTGAAAGATGTAATCTCCTGAGCATACCTTAAAGAACTTATTCTTCCAATCAGCAAAGTGTCCTTGAAATTTATCTTTTATTACAAATACATTTATTATCTCATCTACATTATCTACGTAATCGTAAACTTCGGTACTGCCGCCTGTATCGTACAAGATTACTATTTCATCTTCCTTTCGTTTGTTGGAAAGGAGGAAGTTGACTAGTCTTTTCACTTCCTCCAATTCATTACAAACTGTTATTGCATAACTTAACTTCATTATATTAATATACGAAAACTATTCTTGTTCTGCAACTAATACATCAAAGAATTTAATAGCATCTAATGCATCCATAAAATCTTTTTTATCAAACATCTGAGTATTTTTTGTATCCATTTTATGAGTTTGACCTTCTGGATATTTACTTTTTTCTTCCTCAGTAATTTCTATAGCTTGGACTGCAGACCATTTCCAATTATCTTTAGAAGTTCCATCTAAGAATACCATTCCTTTCTCAGGAAGAGTAACTGTGGCTGGAAACCATACTTTTTTATCCTCATCAATAAACATAAGGTCTTTATATAATTCCGGAGATGTTTCTAAAGCATCTAATACTGGTTTTGTTCCTTCAACCATTATAGTTGATGTTGTGAATCCACAACCGAAACAGAAATTAGTTTTTACTTCTTCCGTTACTACTTGTTCATAACAAGCATTACCTCCACAATGTGGACAGTCTATCATTTTTTCTTCCATTATACTTTTTGTAATTTAGGTAATTCAATTTTCTTTAATTGAGGTAGTTTTAATTGTACTTGCTTTGGAAATTCAGGTACATACTGTGTTAGAAGGGTACCTACTGTCTCTCTCATATTATCATATGAGAACTGTGTTCTTGACTTATGCCCTTGTCTTTTAGCTGCAGTTTTCCATTTGTCATAATCCTCATATACTTCTTTTAAAGCCCTTCCTACTTCAATTGGATCTGGAGTGAACCAAGAACTTTCTCTTAAGATCATCTTATCGATTGCTGCTGAAGGATGTACTGGTGTTAGAGTTCCTCCGATTAGTTTAGTAAATTCCTTATCTAAGAAATCAACTTGACCTGACCATCCACTTGCAATGATTGGCTTATTTACTAAACTAAATTCAAGTAATGGTCTTCCAAATCCTTCTCCTTTAGTTAAAGTAATCATTGCCTTGACTTTGCTATGGTTATATAATTCATTTACTTCTGCATCAGACATTTCACCATGTAGTAGGTATACATTTGGTAAATCTCCTTTTACAGTTTGTCTTATTGCATCAATTTTATCAAGTACTGTTTCTCTATCCATAATAGAAGTTCCTGATCCTGCTTGTACTTTAAGAATAAGTCCTGGTCGTTTTCCTTTCTGCTTATTCTTAAATGTTTCTAAGAATGCTTTGATAGTGTATCCAATATTCTTTCTATCTTCCCCTACTTCTCCAGGAAGCCAATGTCCGATTGTAAGAAATAGAAACTCCTCTGGTATTTGTAATAATTCTTGGTAGATTTTTGAATCTGCTTTTTTCATAATAACTATTTTTATTTTTTTAACTTTCCTCCTATTCTCTGCATTGGGGGTTCTGGTGTTGTGTACTGCCATCTATACCCCTTAGTTGCTTTTTGCCTACCCATTAAGCAGTGTGAAACTCCTATCCCATAATGCTTTGCTGCATCAGAAATACTATCCCATGTTTTTACAAATTCTCCTTCTAAGGTAAGTTGATTAACTTCTCTCCTGTTTTTCTGACCTATTTTGTTATTTAGTGTATGAAGCTCTGTACGCACTTTTCCCTTATTCCAGGGAGTCCTACCCTTATGTGAATCCGAGTTTTTTTGCCTATGCTCTTCTGATTTTGGAATCCCTGTTGTTAGTTTACTCATTAATAACCTAGTTTGCTCATAATCTCTAGTTGAAGGTATGTGCCTCTTTCCTTCTGTGAGATCATTTCTCATTCCGCACATACACCAAAATGCAAAAACTATTCTGTAATTATCAGGGTAAATCTCTACTAACAACTTGTGACATACAAAGTGCTCTCTTGCTGTTAATAAAACTATATTATCCTTCACATTACTTCCTCCTAAGCATTTTGGAATAACATGATGTGCTTCATAATAACTTCCTTGACCTTTCTTTCTACTTTCCTTTCTTGCTCGATCAATTATCTGATCGTAGATTCTTTGATAGTTCATTGTATTTTCTTTATTATAAATAGTATCTTTTTTAGAAAACCCAATGACCTACCAACCTAATCTTCCCAATTTATTTTGTAGTACTTATCTAAATCAGCTCCTTCAAATAGAACTTCCATTTTAGTCTGTAATTCAATATGACCTGTTACTTGTCCTGTTCTATTGTCTTGTACATTATATTTACTTTCCTGAAATACTTTTCTAGCATGTTCAGAAGAAACTAAAACCAAATCCATATTGTTACATCCTTCCAACCAAGTACCATCACAAAGTGTAGTTTCAATACCGGCTGTTACCCCGATGTTGTACTTACCTACCTTTTGAAATTCATTTGGTACTGTAATCTGAATCCAGATGTCTGGTTGTGCTGTTAGTTGAGGAATGATTCTAGATGCTAAAGATTCATTACTATGATCTTGTAAGTATCCAAATCTTGTATTACCCCATCTCTGTGATAATATCTGTACTTCATACTTATCTAAATCGATAATTGATTGTACAAAGTCTCTTGCTCTTGCCCCATACCCTGAATAAGTATCAATAGGGCAACTTACTACTAATGTAGGTTTACTCATAACTTAATATATTAATCTTGTTTGTATTTTCTCATTAAGGCAATTCCATCTTTTATAGACTTGTCTACCATGTAATTTCCTTTATCTTCTATTTGTGAAATAAAAAATTTATAAATTCTATCCTTCTGTCCTTCAGCTTGAGGTTTAGTAGCAATTTTTTCATATACATTAGTACCTGATAATGCTAGTCCTATAGGATTATATTTTTCTAGAAACTGTGTTACTGCTTGAGCAATAGTAGTAAGTAGAGTTGTGTAGTCTAGTAACGTATATTTTGTAGTATCACTTTTGTAACTTGTATCATTAACCGTAAAATCTAATGTATATAATCCATTACCTTCGTGGTAAAAGCGTATATTAATTGCATTTCCTTTAGGATCGTTAAAGCGAGGTACGTATACATCATCCTCATCTTTAATAAACATGAATGTTGTTTTGAAAGGTTTTGCATCAAATACCTCCTCTAGTGTATCGTATATTGAAACTTGCTCTTGTAGTTGATGTTGATATGTTTTAAAACTTAGTCCCATACTAGTATATTAATTTATGTGTTATACGTTTTTTTGGTCTGTCTATAATTTTATGTAGTTCGAATCTAGGTCTTGGTGTGAACTTCTCAAACGATTCTTCCATTGCATCGATTACATTCTCGCACATCTGTCTTGCTGACATTCCTGATTCGTCTGATGTTACCCATTCTCTGGCTAATAATCCTTTTGCATCTCTTTCTTCTTTTGACATATCATATACATCACATAATGCTTTTGCTACATCTTCAGGAGCACATCTATCGTCAAAGATGTAAGGAGTAGGAACTGAACCGACTAATGATATGTTTGAAGGAAATACGGGCACTGCCCAGTCCCCACAATCCTTAACTGTCTTTCTATGGTTGGAAGGGAAGTCAGGAGTAAAGTCAATCCACTTACCATCATGCTCAAATCTCATTTGATCTTGCATTCCTCCAGTTACATTTGCAATAATCATTCTACCGGCCATCATAGTTTCAGTTAAAGATAATCCCCATCCTTCATTTGAAGTAATAAGCATTCCAACATCAGCTACATTGTAGAGTAGGTTCATTTGCGGTGTATCTAATTTATCTTGTGAGAAAAATACATTTACATTCTCATCACAAAGAGCTTCTCTTACTGCATAAAGATCTGTTCCATTTTCATCTACAGCCTGTGTATGCATTATAAGAGCAGATCTCTTCGATCTTTCTTCTCCAATCATATCACAGAATAATTTATAAGATAAGATTACATCTCCTGGAGATTTTCTTCTAATGTTTCTAGAATTAAAAACAACTACAAAGTCAATTTCCTTTTCTCCAAACATCTTCTTTCTAAACTCCTGTAGCAATCCAAAATTCTCATGCCCTTCCCTAATTGGAAAGAAATGTTTATCGTTTATTCCATGAGGAACATATTTGATAATTTTATCTTTAGCCGATTCCCCTAAAACAATCTCATTGATATTTTTAGTTTGTTTTGAGATAGCCATTAATAAATCACATGATTCATAGTATGATTTATTATAAAGAGGAGTTGGAAGATCATCCCAAATATTTAAATAATGGATTGGAATTTGATTTCTAATCTCTCTTTCGATTTCAAATAACCAAGTCCAATATCTTGGATCTGTAAAGATAAAAATTGCATCTGGCTTTTCTTGAGTGATCAATGTTCTAATAAGCATTGCATCACCGTAACCACTATAAGGTAACACCCTTACCCATGCATCATCTAATCCAGCAAAGGTATTTACTTCAGCTGAGATATCAACTCCTTTTCCTGCTTCAGGATGATTGATTGCTGCACCTACATTAATCCAGTTAAAGTGGTGAGCTGTTCCTACGACTATTTCTCTGGCCATAGTTGCGATACCGGAATGCATCCTAATATCATCGCATAACAAGAGAATCTTTTTCCGATCCTCTTTCTTTACATAACGAAAATTGTCTTTCATGTAACTATTTTAATTTAATATTTGTTTGTGAATGTAGTTTCTTCTTAAACTCTTCTTCTGTAAGATATAAAAAAATTGCTCTGTCTACAAGCTTTTGTAAAGAAAATTTATGTCTTATACATTCTTCTTTGAATTCTTGGAACAATTCCTGTTCCACTTTAACCGATGTTAGTTTTTTTGTGTCCATATTTATATTTGTTTAACTATATATAAATATATACTAAAATCAAAAACTAGCATTACAATGCTCTGTATTTCTGTAAGAACAAAACATACAGTTTGATTTGGAAGGAGCTTTATCATATTCTTTATCTATATACTGGCCTTTATCATCAAAAGCATCTTGAATGAATTTCATTAATGCATTTCCTGCTTGACCTCTTTTTATCTTACCTGAAGGTGGAATAAATTCCTGTACTCTTTTTCCCATTGCTGGATATTCAGGATCGGCAGGTACTTTTCTTTTTACAATAAAGTATTTCACATCTACTTTTTCTACATCGATTTGAAATTGTTTTGCTAGGAATTCTTTATAAAGAAGTAGTTGTGCTAACTTTTTATCATCCTTTTTAGCATATTGATTCCATCCTGATGTTGAGGTTTTAATATCTATAATGGTATACTTATCATCTTGTTCATCATATAGTAGTAAATCAATATATCCTTTGAAAAAAATGTTCTCAGATATTTTATGTAGTAAAGGTATTTCTACTCCAACCAGCTTAATATACTTGGTTCCAAAGAAGGCAGAGCGTTTCTTCTTAATGTACTTTAGTATTTCAATACCATCATTATGAAACTCAGATAACTCGTTAGAACTAGAAAAATGCTCTCTATATCTTTCCTTCTCTTCTGCATATACTGTTTGCATTTTAGAAAGAAGTAATGCATCTAAATCCATCTCCATTGCCTTTTTAACTGTTCCTTCGTATAATTCAGTAAGCCATTCTTGAAGTGTTTCATGGAATGCTGTACCAAATACAGTATGAATGGAAGGTTTATATTCCTGAAGCTTTTTAATATAACTTAATGCCCATTGGTGTGGACAAGTATTATATGCTAGAGTCTGTGAATATGAAATAGATTTTTCAATTTCGTAATTAATAACCTTAGGCTGATAGTCTCTGAAGATCTGTAATTGTTTAAGATTCTTTTTTGCCATCTTTTAGGTTTTTAATTTCTCTTTTTAAATACCATAAAGCTTTTTCAAGTTCTTGGATTGTTTCGTCTTTCTTTCCAGCTCTTGAAATATACTTAATAGTATTTCCTAAACAGAATCCTAACTCCCAAGCTTCAATAACTTTTATTGCTTCGTAAGGATTATCTTTTCCTCCGTAGTGATTTGGATGATTTACTGATTCTTTCTTTGGATTGTCTTTATCAATTGTAAAAGTTCCTTCTCTGTCGTTCATATTATAACATTTATATAACTATAATATAATAAAAAAGGCCTGCGAAAGCAAGCCTGGATTTTTATTTATTTTAGTAGTAATAAGTAGGACGTTGTGAGAATTCCTAAAAAGGTTCCTACCTTATATACAAAAGTTTTAGTTCTTCCTCTTCTTATTTCTTTCTGTAAATCGTCAGTCATATGCTCATACTGACCTATTTGTAATTCATTTTGATGAATTATATATTTACTATTCTCATCTTTCTCTGAGTAAAGTTTAATAATAGTATCTTTTTGAGCTTCTCTACTCTCTAGCTTGATAACTTTTTCTTGGGTTAATTTTAACTCTTGTACACACCCATCGTATCGAATTAAATCTTTTGCAACTAGTCTAGCAATATTACTTTGGAGCGATATCCTTGTTGTATCTATTTGTGAAAAAGAATTCAAGCTCAGCATTAGAAAACTTATCAACAGTATTAGTCTTTTCATCTGTTTGTTTTTTTATTATGGTTATTGATTTATCTATTTGGTGTATTTCTTTTGTAATAGAAACTACAGTTGTTTTTACTGAGTCTATCTTAATACCAATTTGTTGGTTAACTACTTTAGCTGAATCTACTTTAGTTTGTAGCAATTCTATTTTTCCCTTATACCCTTTAACATCAGTACTAATACTGTTAGTAGTAAAAATGTTCCAAGCTACTAAAGCTGCTATAATGATTAAAAGTATTTGCTGTATTCTTCCTTGTGTAACGTCTTGCATATTATATCTCTCTATCTCCTTTGTGTTTATCTAGTTTATCTAATATTTGTGTAAGTAATTCATTCTTTACAATACCTACCATTGAAGCATTTTTTAATACAGAGATTAATTGAAATACCATGAATGGTGCTATAATTGTTTCACTCAACCAGGCTGTACCTTTAAATCCTTTTTCAATTGAAAGAATACAAGCAAGCATCACCATCCAAAAACCAAAAGTCTTTAATACCTTTAGTGCTTTAAATGTTTGAAATCCTTCTCTCTTCATTCCAGCCCAAACACCGAAGAAGCCATCAGCAAAGATAACCAATCCTATTGCTAGGAACTGTTCTATATTATCTGCAGTTAAGTTAAAAAAATAAGTACCTACGAAGGCTAATAGTGTTGACATTGATAGCGTAATAATTAATCCTGTTTTCATAGTAACTTAGTCATTATCTTTTAATGAATCTCCACCCATAGTAGCTCCTGTTGAACAACTACCTTTTGTATCTCCTCTTTTGCATGCTTTACCTATTTCTAGTCCATCTAATCCTACATTTTTCTTTTTAGCATTTTTTGCTAGATATTCTGAATATGCTTTCTCATCAGTGAAGCCTGCTGCTGCCATTGTACGTAAGAAATCTTCTCTCTTTTTACCTGAAATTTCACCACGGTTTAGTTGAACTATCTTTTGTATCTCAGCTCTTTTCTGCTGTGGTGAAAGTGTTTGTACTTTTTGAATTGAATCAATTTTGGCTTTATATTCTGGTTTGATTTGACCACTTGCTCCTGTTACTCCGGCTATTGCCATAGCTGCACCAGCTGCTAATCCTTTCCAATTTACTTCATCTACTTCCTGTTCTGATAGAAGTTTAGAATTTACTGTTAGTTTATTTTCAATTAAAAAGTTTCGTAAGTCAAAGTTCTCCATAACAAATTTATTTTACGTATTCGTAATACTTTTTAGTTTTTTGATTTCTATCTTCTAAGCCATGAGTACCTCCATTAATTCTTTTTGTAAGAGCTAATATAGCTGCATCATTAACTCCTTGATCACAAATTGACCAAAGCTTATTTTTATCAAAGAAGAACATTGCTGATTCAAAAGAATATACTGTTGCTACTAATTCCGGTGTTTTTATTATTTCTGGTTTCTGTAGGTATTGAGCAAAAGCTGTATAGTTATCTTTACCTGTTAATTGAAGAGCACCTCTTCCTCTGAATTTATATCCGTCTCCTGATTTTTCATCACCATTACCCATTCTAGAGGCATAAACTCTATTTGCAATCTTTTCAGGTTGTTTGGCATAACTTTCTTCTAAAGTACCAGGAAAGTATTTTCCAAATATTTTTTGAAGACCATCTACTGAGTAGTTTAGATTTTCCGAAAATGTTTTAAATCCACCTGTTTCGTGTGCTGTTTGAGCAAAGAAATGTGCTGCTCTAACTGGAGTTAATTTATAAAACTCCATTGCTTTTTTCATTGTTCCTGGACCAAAAGCACCATCTGCTGTTACTCCAATTTTTTCTTGTAAACTTTTTAAACTCATTGTCTAGTTTTTTCTTATTTTTTATTTTTATCTCCGTTAGTCTCTACACCTTCTTTTGTACCGAAGTAGTAAGAAAATATCATAAGTACTAATGTTTTTATTAAATCAAATAATTGGCTGTTCTGTTCGTCTGATAGTAGTTTTACCTGCCATGCTATCACCTTATCTACTATAAATAGTGCTACAAGTGAGGTAAATACTAATAAGATAAATCGTACTAAAATTTCTTGAGTATGACTTGCAAATAGCCTATTTACAAAATAGACCGAAGCGCCTATTACACCTAACCCTAGCAGGATTCCTGCTACCATTACTATTCCACCTTCTGAGAACATGTAATGTTATTCGCTAGATTTATTACCTCCTCTAAAACCAGCAAACTTTTCAATTACGTCAGGAAGAAAACTACCTAAGGTAATATACATAAATGCATCAAAGATGTATTCGTTTAATTTTAATTCTTTGCCTAAGTATCCTGAGACAAGATCAACTGTAATAGCAGCAACCATTACTGCGAATGATAAAAATCCAATTATAACTTTCTCGTTATAATCACTTGATTTCTTGAAAATGCTAAAAAATCCCATACGTAAATATTTAATTAAGTTAATAAACTACAACCAATTCTATAACGTATATTCTGGTAACTCTTTCGTATAATTAGGCACAAAAAAAGAGGCACAAAGCCTCTTTCAATTTATAATCAAAGTCTGATTTATTCCTCAGAGTTCAAACTTTTTAATTCCTTTGGAAGGAACTCAGTGTTAACATGACCACATGCCTTACACGCGAATACTGGTATTGGCATATATGTTGTTTGTCCTGTACCTGTTAAAATTCCACTTGCTTTTCTAATATGAAGAGCTTCTTCAAAGAAAGTCTTTGAACATTTTTCACACTCTACCGGAAGAGTTTGATCAATCGATAGGTTCATTCTTGGTTGTTGTTCCATTTTACTTTTTTTGTAAGTTACATAATTCATCTACCTTTACCACATCGGCTGCTATTTGGAATACAGTACCTGGTGTTAGGTGAGGTCCTTCTTGAGATATCTTTACTACCTGTTTTAACAAAGCACCTCTTAGTTTTGCTTTCTTAGAAGCTTGTAGAATCTCAACTATACTCTCAATACTCCTTTGATGTTCGGATTGAAGAGGTAAAGCCTCTTTATCCACTAGCTCGTGATATTTGGTAATTGAATCTGACATTATTAGTTCTTTTTAGGATAATATTTTCTTTTTTTCTTTGCTGGCTTGTCAATTGGAAACTCTGGTTTGCTTTCCTTTGTTAGTAACTCTGGTTCAATAACTTCAAGTTCTTTGGCTACTACTGGCTTGACTTTCTTGGCTACAACTGGTCTTAAGTCCTTGTTGTATAATTCCTCTACTAGTTTGATGTTGTCTAGTTCCTCTTTGGTGTAGGTTGGAGCAATAAATGGAAGGTCATTATCATTTTTGTGAAAGGCGTAGGTTAATAAACCTGCAATTGCTAATGCTGCTACTAAAATTACTATTACTGTTATCATATGTTTTTAAATTTGCGCGGTCACCTTCGGTGAGAGGGATTTGCGCCCCTCTCCCCTTCCGGCTGTTACTTGGTTTTACCTTCCTCTGTTGAGGCTTTTCTATACTCTGTAATTAATTTTTTAACCTCTCCGATTGACTTACGGGCATTGGCTTGTGACTTTTTAGTTGTTCCGTTATGCTGTGTGGCAAATTCTTGGTACAACCCATCAATTTTTTCAAATAACTCTTGTTTGTTCATCTTTTTTTATTTATTATTAATATTACATAAACTGAGAAGGATCTATTCCTGCTACTGGTTCATCTTTCTTTTTTACTTGTGTAATTATACATTCTGTGATTAGCATTGTTCCTGCTACTGATGCTGCATTCTCTAAAGCTAGTCTTGTTACTTTAGTTGGATCAATAATACCTTCCTTAAGCATATCAACATACTCTCCTATTCTTGGATTAAATCCAACCCATTTATCTCCACTCTCTAAGTACTCTTCTCTTTCTTCGATAGTTTCTTGAGTTTCTCCTGCATTTAAAAGTATTTGTTCAAATGGCTTTTTAATTGCTTTTATTACAATATTAATACCTTTCTCTTGATCTGGATGTGTTGTAATATCCCCCTCTAAAATACCTGATAAATATGCTGCTGCATTTAGTAAAGCAATTCCTCCTCCAGGTAAAATACCTTCTTGAAGTGCTGCTTTAGTTGCATGAAGAGCATCATCTACTCTATCTTTTTTCTCTCTCATTTCTACTTCAGTATGACCTCCTACGTGAATCATAGCTACTCCTCCAACAATTTTTGCTAATCTATCTTGTAGTATTTCTTTTTCGTAAGGTGAAACTGTATTTTCAATTTGAGCTTTAATGTCTTCAATACGAGAAGTAATTGCTTCTTCTTCTCCTTTACCATCGATAATAGTTGTATCATCTTTTCCTACAACAACTTTTCTAGCTTTACCAAACCAAGTTGTATCGAAATGATCTAACTTCATTCCTTTCTCAGGTGAAACTACTCTACCTCCAGTTAGAGTTGCAATATCCTCAAGCATAGCTTTCTTTCTATCTCCAAATTCAGGAGCTTTTACTGCTACTACATTTAAGATACCTCTCATTTTGTTTACTACTAATGTAGAAAGAACTTCTGCATCTATATCTTCTGCAATAATAAGTAATGATTTACTTTGCTGTGATACTGATTCTAATAATGGTAGTAATTCTTTTAGTTGAGATAATCTCTTATCTACAATAAGGATTAAAGGATCATTCAATACTGAGGTCATTGTAGTATTATCTGTAGTAAAATAAGGAGATTTCATTCCTCTATTAAACTGCATACCTTCTACTGTTTCTAAATAAGTTTCTCCTGTCTTAGACTCTTCAATAGTGATTACTCCATCTCTACCTACTTTATCCATTGCTGTTGCAATTAAGTTACCTACCTCAGTATCATTGTTACCTGAAATAGTTGCAACATGCTTTAGTTGATCTTCTTCTGTAATATCCTTTGAGTAATTACTTTGAAGGTATTTTACAACTTCTTTTACTGCAATATCAATTCCTCTTTTAATTTCAACTGCATTAGAGTTTTCTAACTCTTCAATACCTTGTTTGTAGATTTCTCTAGCAAGTAATGTTGCTGTAGTAGTTCCATCTCCAGCTAATTTTGCTGATTCGATTGCTACTTGTTTTACAGCTTGTGCTCCAGTATTTTCAGTTGGATCTTCTAATTCAATCTCTTTTGCTACTGTTACACCATCCTTTGTCGATGTAGGATTACCTCCTACGTGACTGATGAATACATTTCTTCCTGATGGACCTAATGTACATACTACTGCATCAGCTAATTGATTTACCCCTGAAAGGAGCTTTTCTCTTGCTTCCTTTCCGAAACTAATGTTCTTTTCCATAATTAATTTTGTGATTCTAAAACTGTTGCTAAAATTTCTCTGTCTGGTGTGATGTAATATTCTTGTCCATCAAAATCAATTCTTATCGAACCAATTTTAGGAACCAATATAATATCCCCTACTTTAGCTTTTACTTCAATCCATGAACCGAATTCTGATTGTCGGCCTGGACCTACTGAAATAACTTCTGCCATTTCTGGCTTTTCTTTACCCATGTCCGGAATAATAATTGATCCGTACATTTCTTCTCCCGAAGTGATAGGTTTTAAGATAACCCTATCGTTGTTAGCTTGTAACTCTTTTGACATAAACTTAATTTAATTAATAACTTATTTTTATAATATACGAATAAATAGTGCAGGAGACAACTTCTAATGACCTTCTGCGAAATTGTTTGCTATCTGTGGGGGTGCTTTTAAAGTTACTCCAGGAAGCTTTGTTGTATTTTCCATTAACTCCTGTACATATGGCATAAACATTTCTGCTTGATCCTCTCTTACATTTATAATTAACTGATCATGAATCTGCGCTTGTACTCTAGCATCTATTCCTAACTCCTTTGCTTTTCTATTAATCTGAACTGCTGCTCTATTTACAACCGCTGCTGCTAGTGATTGTAATTGGTAATTCAAGCAGTTGTTTAATCCATTTCTATAATCTCTATATAATTGTAATACTGCTTCCTTACCGTATCTTTGTTCTAAATCTTTTCTGAATCTCCAATCTAATACTTGATCTCCATATTTATCGAAGATCTGCTTTACTTTCGGTAAGTGTCTGATTCGTCCTACTTTATTCTGAATAAACCCGTACTTTTTTACTTGATTTCTAGAGTTCACTCTCCATTCTTTTAGCTGCGGAAAACCATCTAGGTACCCTGCTACAAGAGTATCTGCTTCTTTCTGAGATATACTTAAAGTCTTTGCTAATGCATATGCTTCCATTCCGTATGCAATTCCTAAAGAATATGCTTTAGCTTGGTTCCTTTTTACTGGATCTAGCTTTTTTAAGAAGATAGGAGACTTAGTATCAGGAGAAACACCGTTCGGATACTTTACTTTATTTTGATCTAATTTCTCAGTCCTAATAGCAACTGTAGAATAAAAGTCCCAGCCATTATTAAAAATCTCTTGAAGGTTAATATCTTCTGCTACAGAAGCAAAGCAGTGAGGTTCTAAAGATGTATAGTCATTATCGATTAACTTTCTACCTTCTCCAGCAATTAAAAACTCTCTTACTACATTTGTATAATGTACAATAATTGGTGCATCTTCTCCTTCTTCTTTTGGTTTAGGTAGTTGCTGGGCATCTGATCCATATCTTCCTGATACTGTACCGTGCTGCTTGAAATAGAAGTAGTATTTCCCGTCCTCTTGATTGTCTAAGAACCTATCTATATAAGTTGACTTAATCTTCAAAAGCTTATTGTAGATACGTAAATTCTCAGCCCATTCATATGTTTTAGATAACTCCTCTAACATATCCATATCGAATTGATCTTGACCTTTTTTAGTCTGAGTAAGAGGTTTAATTCCCATATACTTAAAAGCAATTTCACCTAAGTGCTTCTTAGATTGTATATTCAAATACTCTCCGTCATTCTCTTCCTTCCACATTGACATAGAGATTCTAACTACTTCCATTTCATCTAGTAATTTTAAATCACCAGTTAGTAGGAATTGTTTTACGTTACTTTCATCTAATTCTTCAATAGCTTTTTTAGTTAAAGAATACTTTCCACCAGCACTTCTTGCTAAAGGAAGAGCATGAAGCATAACTAAATTTTGAGCCCAAGTACCTTTATGTGAAGGTCGATAAGTTCCTAGAGCAGTATCAACAATCCATTCCTTTGCTTCTGGAATTGCTAATATACTTTTTATTACTATATTCTTATTCTCTTCTAGATCTTTTGTAATTTCATCTCTAGTTTTTTCTAGAAGAGGAATATCTAAATCAACTCCTAATTCTTCCATAGGAATAGTTACTTCTTTATAAAGAGGCATTACTTCTTCTTCAAAGAAGAACTTCTCTAATCCTTCTGCCTTTAACACTTTTAGGAAGTGATTACAGACCCTGAGAGTTAAATCTGTATCGGCTGCAGCATACTTAGACAGAATTGTCATATCTGCTTTGAAAATTTCATAGAGGTCTTTTGTAGTTGATCCTCCGTTTGCTTTAATTGATTCTTTTAACTCTACTTGTTCTTTGTTGGCTGCTTCTTCTACATCAAGTCCTATCTCTTTCTGAATAGAGATTGCTAATGCTTTTAATCCAAATACTCCCATTCCGGCTCCTTCTTCCTGTACTGTATGAACAAGTAGAGCTGTATCTACCCAAAGATCTTCTAAAAGAGATACTCCGTAATAGTTTTTAGTAATACGGCAGTCAAAAGAAGCATTGTGCATTACTAGTTTCTTACCCTTAAGCAGCGGGAGTAACTTTTTAGTAATACCATGTGCTCCTTTTCCGCCAATGATACATTCCTCTAATTGATTTAATTCTGTATTCCATTTCTGAGTTGGAAGATAAAAACCTATTCCTTCTTCTCCTGATATAGACCATCCTACAATTTGATCCTTTCTTACATTTATACCTGTTGTTTCAGTATCATAGGCAATTACTTCAGAATTGTTTATATGTTCGATAAGGAGGTTGACCATTTCGATATTGTCAACGTGGTAGTATTTTTTTTCTATTTGCATAACTGATTTTATATATCTTAATATATGAAAAGAGCTGCAATTAAGCAACTCTTTTGTGTTAAAATTCCCCGTAAAGGTCAAATGTTTTTGGTGGTGGTGGAGGGAGTTCCGGTTCTGGTTCTGCCCATTCAATTGCCATTAGAACTCCCTTAAGTGGTTCTAATCTATAACCTTCCTTATGTCCAGTCTTTCTCATATAAGCTGATAAAGTCTCAACTAAACCTTCTATGATCTCTCCAGAAGGTTTATGATTTTCATCTACTAGTCTCCATCTATCTCCTGGAGCTTCTCTTTTTGCAATTACCCTAAATCGCATTTGACTTAGACTTTTTGCTTCTGCTTTGGATAACATTATTGACGTAATGTTTTTGCCATTCTACAATTAATGTCTGTAAAGAATCCTGGTATTAATTCTTTATGCGAGGCTCTAATTGGATTAATATCTAATCCTCCACGTCTTGTATATAAACAAGCTACCATTAATTCTTCTGGATTATAAGCTTCTTTTAAGTGCATATAAATCATTTCAGCAATTTCCTCATGGAAGTGACTTACTTGCCTGTGACTTACAATATATTTTGCTAATGATTCTAAATCAGGAACAACTCCTACTGTTGGCTTAATATGAATAAATACATCACCCCAGTCTGGCTGGTTTGTTACTCTACAATTTGATCTTAGAAGATTTGATTGTACTTTAATTGCTCCAATATCAAAATCATCTGATACTTCTTCTGTTCCTAATTGAGATGCATCTGAATGATAAGAGGTAAATTCAATTTTATTTAAATCAACTAATGCTCCTAAATCAGCATATCCCTTAAAGGAGTAAGTTGGAGTAAAATCAGAAGTAAACATTTGAACTTCTACCTTTGTTTGAAGTAAGTCAGATAAGTCCTTTCTAACTCTATCTTTTAAAATTACAATACATTCATGATCTGTATCTCCCATTGGAGTCATATTGAATGAATTTAAATATAATTTAATTGACTTTGACTCTACGTGTAGTTTTGAATCTGCTGGATACCAAATTTTTAACATCCCTGCTACTGGAAGTCCTTTTGTAGTAATTGCTGATACTTCATATGCATTCCAAGCATCTCCTCCTACGAATGGAAGATTATTATCATCTATTCCATATGCTTCTCTGTTTAAATATCTAGGAATTTCTACTAATAGTCCCGGATCATAAGTATCCTTATACCCTTCTCCGCCTACTTTCCCTAAATGCTTTCCTGCTATTGCAACTACTTCTGCTTGATTTAATTCTTGTGTCATTTTATTTTATATAGTTTAATATTTGTTCAACTCTTTGCTTTGGACTTCCTGATACTGTTAGATAATCTCCTCCTAAGTTTTTTATTGCTATTAAGTGATGTTTGAATTCAGCATCAATTTTAGTTCTCCATTCCTCGTTTACGCTTCTTACTCCATCGTCTACTGATGTAAACTCAATAGGAAAGTAAATAAAATGTGTATATTGATTCATAACTCTTAACCAAGTATCTAAGATATAATTATATGCACTATTAGATAAATTTTCCATATTACCTGAATATACTAATAAATCTAAATAACATCTATCTAAGATTACATCTCCTGGTTCTAATAGAGCTTCTAAATGAAAGGAAGAAATAGCTAATTGTGTTTCAGAAGTACCTGCTTCATTAATAGGAAATCCATAATTACCAACCGTTCTTGTTGATTCGTTTTTGAATCCATAATGTGGTAATTCATTCTTTAACAATTCATATACAGTAGTTTTTCCTACT